ATCGTTGATATTTGTAAAGATGATGGGGTTCCTTCTATCCCAACTATTTATGGGTGGCTCAACCGAGACAGTAGTACGTTTAAGCCAAATTTTCTTAAATCGTATGTGGAAGCACGAGAGATACAAGCCGAAGTATTAGCTGACCAGATTCTGTCAATTTCTGATAATAAAACAAAAGATTACTATATAAAAGAAACTGTAGGAAAGAACGGAAAGAAAACTTCTGTAAAGGTTCTGAATGAAGACCATATACGGTCAAGAGCCTTGCAGGTGGAGAGCCGGAAATGGTTGGCAGCCCACCTGCTGCCGAGAAAGTTTTCTGATAGGGTTCAACTAACAGGAGCTGATGGTAAGGATTTGTCTCTAGCAGCTCCTACAAAGGTAGTTTTCAATTTCATAAAGAGTGAAGCAGATGACGACTGAAATCCAAGTTGACATCCCAGAAGCTTTTCAGTTTCTGCTACAGCCATCAAGATACAAGTCTGCTTATGGCGGAAGAGGTAGGGGTGCCACTTGGTCTTTTGCAAGGGTGCTAGCTACAATAGCATCATTCCAAAAGAAGAGAATCCTTTGCACAAGAGAATTTCAAACAAGTATCAGAGATTCAGTCCACAAGGTTTTGGCAGACCAAATAGATTCTCTTGGTTTGTCTCCCTATTACGAAATCACAAGAACAGAGATTAGAAGTAAAGTAGGGAGTGAATTCATATTCAGAGGACTACAATTCCCAGCTGAAATAAAATCAATCGAAGGAATTGATATTGTGTGGCTGGAAGAAGCTCAAGGAACATCAGAGGAAAGCTGGAGCTTCCTGATTCCTACTATACGCAAAGAAAATTCAGAGATTTGGTTGAGTTGGAATACTGGCGAGGAAACAGACGCCACATACCAGAGATTTGTGAAGAACAAACCTGATAACTGTATATCAAAACTTTTAACCTATCGTGATAATCCTTACTTTCCTGATGTGTTAAGGAAAGAAATGGAATACTGTAAGCGAGTTGATTATCAGGCTTACTTACATATATGGGAAGGGAATCCACGAAAGATATCTGACGCAGTAGTATTTAAAGATAAGTTTGTAATAGAAGATTTTGAAGCTCCTGAAGGAGTAAAGTTTTATTACGGAGCTGACTGGGGATTTGCCTCTGACCCTGTTGCTTTAGTGCGGTGTTATGTTCTGGATAATGATTTGTATATTGACTATGAAGCCTGTGGAATTGGAGTTGAGCTTGAGGAGATAGAAGAGTTATTTGACGAAGTGCCAGGTTCAAGAAACCACAAGATATCAGCAGACAGCTCAAGACCAGAAACCATTTCCTATGTCAAGAGAAAAGGTTTTCCTGTTGTAGCCTGTAGGAAATTCAAGGGAAGTAAAAAGGGCTTTGTCCAGGATGGGGTGGATTATATTCGGAAGTTTGAGAAGATACATATTCATCACCGCTGTAAGAATGTGAAGAGGGAGTTTGAAAATTATTCCTACAAGGTTGACAAGCGGCAGATTGACCCTGATACCGGCAATCCAAGAATTCTTCCTATTCTTATGGACTCCTTTAATCATTGCATTGATGCCTTGCGTTATGCTTTAGAAGACTTAATCCAATTTAAAGGCCATGATTGGGTAAAGGTGATTGGTGATGAGTGAATCGAATATATATGCAAGGCGTAAGAGCTTATAGAGATTTTAAAAGGTTTAAACTAATGCCTGTTTGTGTGTATCCTGAAAATTCAAAAGAAAGACAATTGTGGCAAGCTGGTTGGGATAAGGCTGAAGAAATTTATAAAACAGTAAAAGAAGCAGAGGAGAAATATTTAAAATGCTATCAGAACTAATTGATGTTGTAGGCGGCAGGATAGTTGCAAGACACAGAGTTGAAGGTCGTCTTGTAAATGATGCTTCAGAAAGCAAACAAATAAACCCTGAATGGACAAAGATATATGGAGAAATGAGAGCTCTTGAAGCAAAAGAAGATTCTTTAAGCACAGTTGAAATCAGACATCGCTCCGAGCCAGATTCAGAGCGCAACGTGGCTTTAAGGAAAATCAGAGCTCAAATAGGACAGTTAAGAGATAAACTGTCAAGAGTAAAAAAGTTTACAGATGCAGATTCCAGTCGCATCAAAACAGTTGACCAAATTTATAAGGGGTTTATGATTTACAAATCTGGCAAAGCTCCTGCTGAATTTACTGCAATAAAAGAAAATTTACAATATCAAGGCTCAAAGGACGAGGTTTACAGACAGATTGATAAGTATTGGGAAGAAGAAGATGCTAGGGTAGTATCAAGAAACACGAGTGATGCAAAGAAAAAAGTTTTTGTGGTCGTTAATAATGAGTTTAACAGAGCCAATTATAAAGATTTGATAGGTAAGGAATTTGACTCTCCACCGGCATATGCACAGGTGAAGGTAGTTGAAAAGGAACACACGAGTGATAAAAGAAGATGGCATCCAAGATGGAAAATTAAAGGTGATAGAAGGTCGGTAAAAGACTCAGAGGATTTATTTGATGTTAGAAATATTGAAAAAGATTCAAAAGCAAATAATGATTTCAGACGGGTATTATTTACGGCTGATAGATTACAATTAGTCTTAATGTGTTTGAATCCTGGTGAAGAAATCGGCGAAGAAGTTCATCCAGAAACAGACCAATTTTTCAGGATTGAGGAAGGGAGAGGTAAGGCTGTACTTAATGGCAAGGAGATTTTTATACAAGATGGCACAACCATCGTTGTTAAAGCGGGGTGTGTCCATAACATCATAAACAACTCCGACGCTTCATTAAAGCTTTACAGCCTATACTCTCCTCCTCATCATCAAGAAGGGCTGATTGAAGAGAATAAATCAGATGAGACGTTTTAATTACAAAGGAATGATTATTGTAGTAGAGAATGAAATTGGTTCTGTTAGAGAAGGAGTTGATAGAACAGGCAAACCATGGAAAACCCGATTCTATTATCCTTATGGTTATGTTGAAGGAACAGTAGGAAGAGATGGGGATGGAGTTGATTGCTTTATGGGACCTTTTCCAGAATCTGATTCAGTTTACATAATCCACCAGATAAGAGAAGACGGACTTTATGATGAGGACAAGTGTATGCTTGGATTTAGGGATAAGCTATCGGCCAGAGACGCCTACCTAGCCCATTTTAATACACAAGATTTTATCGGTAAGATAACAGAAATGCCTGTTTATGAATTTGCGTATAAAGTAAAAAGTGAAGGCAGAAAAGGCATAGGAAAGAATGATGTCAAGTAAATTAACAGAGGATTCTTTCAATAATTTTGTTGCAAAGCTAGGTTTAGGACCACAGAATTTACAGAGCTTTGGCGGTTACTCAGCATCCCCATTTATTTCAAGAGACAGACAGTTGTTAGAATCCGCATACAGAAGCTCCTGGATTGTAGGTCAGGTGGTTGATACTGTAGCTGAAGACATGACAAGAGAAGGAGTAACAATCAGCACAAAGATTTCACCCGATGAAATAAAACAACTTCAGGCGGCAATGACGCACTTGAAAATAATGCCTGCTCTTGCTGATACAATTCGATGGGCAAGACTGTATGGTGGAGCGATAGCTGTTATACTTACTGAAGGTGCTGATTATTCAAAACCACTAAATCTAGAAGCTATAAGCAAAAACAGATTTAAAGGTCTGCTTGTTCTAGATAGATGGATGGTAGAGCCATCATTTGGTGATTTGATTACTGAAATTGGAATTGATATGGGTATGCCTAAATATTATACTGTAGTAACAGGCATGCCGGCACTATCAGGCCAGAAAATTCATTATAGTAGAGTGATAAGATTTGACGGTATTATTTTACCATATTATCAAAAGATGACTGAAAATCTTTGGGGCTTGTCTGTTGTTGAAAGAATGTTTGACCGTTTAATTGCTTATGATTCAGCAACAGCAGGAGCATCGCAATTACTCCATAAAGCTCATTTGAGAACGATTAGCGTAGATGGATTCAGAGATGCATTGGCGATGGGAGGTAAAACTGAAGGAGCGGTTATCAAGCAGTTTAATTATATTCGCTTGCTACAAACGATGGAAGGACTTACCGTGCTCGATGGAAAAGACCAATTCCAAACTCATACTTATTCGTTTTCTGGAATTTCTGATTTGCTGATTCAATTTGGTCAACAGATATCAGGTTCAACAGGGATTCCATTGGTTAGATTGTTTGGTCAATCGCCAGCAGGATTATCATCAACAGGTGAATCTGATTTGCGCAACTATTATGACCATATCAATAAGCTTCAAGAGAACCAGATGAGAGTGCCGATGCAGAAAATTCTTGATGTTCTGTGCCGGTCTGAATTGTGTAAAGAATTGCCTAAAGATTTGGAATTTGATTTCTCTCCTCTTTGGCAATTATCTAATTTAGAAAAATCACAAGTTGCTGCTTCTGATGTGAGTGCAATCTCTTCCGCTTACTCTTCAGGCATCATAACCAAGAAGATAGCGATGAAGGAGCTTGCAGAAAACTCAAGAACAACAGGTCGTTTTACAAACATATCTGATGAAGATATTGAAAACGCAAAAGAAGATGCTCCGGGAATGGCTGGTGAGGAAAATCCGTTTGAGGGTATGATGGGTGGGGAGGAAGGAGAAGAAGAGGAAAACGAGCACAGAGACACGCTTGAAGATGATGCCTCTGAGAAAAGCTCTTTTGGCAAGAAACCACCTACTCCTGAAGACACAGAGAAAATCCTTGAAGATTTGAAACACAGATTAGAAATTTTAGGCGGGGTTGATTTTGAAAAAGATTCTTTAGAAGAACTGAAGGAAAAGCTTAGATTCTTGAATGAGAAGGAAACTGTTGAAAAAATGCCTGCTAAAGATAGAGCATTTTTTAAAGATGGATTTGCTAGCAAAATATTAAAACCTTTGGTTGCTCTTGGTATTGTCTGGAAAATATTCGGTGGCGGAGAGAAGAAGCTCACTGCTAAAGAACGTGTTGAAAGAATGATGGGCAAGAGTTCTGATGAAAAGCCCATGACCAAAAAGGAAACGCTGGATGCTATTAAAAAAGAATTTGAAGCATTGCGTAAAACGGTTGACGAACAATTAAAAGCTCCCAAAGGCGGTGTAACAATAAAAGGTAAATTTTTTGAGGGTGGGCAATTTATTCCTAATGAAGGTGGATATGCTGAAGCTTATAAAAAAATGAAGGAAAAAGAGCCTCAGGAAATTGAAAAAGTATCTGAAAGAAGCGATGGGCGTGGGGTTGTTCCAACAGAAAAGACAAAACATATCCAAAAACAGTTTATAGTAAGAACTCCTCAACAGAATAAACATGATGTTGTGACTAAACTAGAAAAGAAAACAGGTATAGAATATAGTATTATAAATAATCATGTTAGATTTTGGGCTGAAACTTCTGCGGATAAGCATCCTGAATCATTGGGATTGCAGTTTGTGGCTAAAGATATCTTTAAGGTGGGTGCAATATCTCATTTAAATAAAAGTAAGGCTAAAAAAACTGAAATAAAAGAAAAGTTTATAAAAGCTATTTATGGGGAGACTCAAGAGTGGTTTAAAGAACAAGGGTTCGAACCTGATGATGAAATAACGTTGTATAGAGGTGTGAAAGATAAGATTGTAGATGGTGAATATTCTTTGCAGCCATTGTCTTCTTTTTCGTTTTCAAAAAATATTGCAAAAGGATTTGCAGAAGGATTCGCAGAAGGAGAAGATAGTGGCACTACTTTTGTTGCTAAAATACCAATTAAATATGTATTTTCAACACCTTTAACAGGCATCGGTTGTACTGATGAATATGAAGTAGTTGTTGTGGGGCATGATATTGATATTCATGTTGTAAATGATATAGCAATTCATAAAAATAGTGATTTTAAAAAGGTTAATAAATTTGATGACGTTATTATAATGCCGGGTTTTGAAACTTTAAAAGGGGCTCCTGAAATAGTTGGCGGCGATTTTAACTGTTCGTATAATAGTTTAAAGTCGTTAGAAGGTGCTCCAAAAGAAGTAGGGGGCAATTTTAATTGCTCGTTTAATAAAATAACATCGTTAAAAGGAGCTCCTAAAGAAGTGGTTGGCAATTTTATTTGCGCAGATAATGATTTAACGTCGTTAGAAGGCTGCCCTAAAGAAGTAGGTGGTAATTTTATTTGTGCAGATAATAGTTTAACGTCGTTAAAAGGCTGTCCAAAAGAAGTAGGTGGTGATTTTAACTGTTCGTATAATAGTTTAAAGTCGTTAGAAGGCTGTCCTAAAGAAGTAGGCGGAGATTTTGATTGCTCGATTAATGATTTAACGTCGTTAAAAGGAGCTCCTAAAGAAGTAGGTGGTGATTTTAACTGTTCGTATAATAGTTTAAAGTCGTTAGAAGGCTGTCCTAAAGAAGTAGGCGGAGATTTTGATTGCTCGGCTAACGATTTATTAAAGTCGTTAGAAGGCTGTCCTAAAGAAGTGGTTGGTAATTTTAATTGCTCGTTTAATAATTTAACGTCGTTAGAAGGTGCTCCTGAAATAGTTGGTGGAAATTTTGATTGTGCATTTAATAAAAAATTAAAATCGTTAGAAGGCTGTCCTAAAGAAGTAGGTGGAGATTTTTATTATTCAGGTCCATTTACAGAAGAAGATATCAGAAAAGTTTGTAATGTTAAAGGTCGAGTAATGTTAAAGGCTGAATAATAAAACTAATTTAAAAAGGAGTATTGAAATGGCAGAACTAATAAATTTAGATGAGAAACTTGAAAATGCAGATTGGATAAAACAGACATGGGACTTGCCTCCTATCGGGAGCAAAGAGTTTGATGAGCATTTGAAAAGAACAGGTCAGACTCTTGAGGATTTTAAACATTTACCGGTTTACAAAAATCTTCAGAAGAAGATTAAGGCTAATATTAGAAAAGTAGCTAAAGAAAGAAAATAAATGCTGACATTAGTAAACCCGACATTCACAATAGACACTCCGCATAAAAAGAAAAAGCGGGAAACAGCACCGGCTAAAGGGCTTGAAAATAAATATTCAAGAAGCCTTGAAACTGTTGCTGAAGAAGTGGAGAGGATTATAAAAAGGAATTTAAAAAAGTTAACTCCTCAAGCAGTCAATAAGACTATAAGAGAGTTAACCAAATATAGTGGTAAATTATTTGACTGGTCGAAATGGATTTCTTCTACAATTATTTATGCTGCAAATAACGATTCGGAAAAAGTATGGAGTAATATTTCTCGGACAATGTCTTATGAGTTAAAGAGGAAAATAAATAAAGCTCCCGTAGGGACTCTAATGAAACAATATTTAGACGACCAGGTGAAGCTTATTACTTCTATGCCTTTGACTGCTGCACAGAAGGTTCATGACTTGCTTCTAGGAAAACAATTGATTGAAGGCAAAAGAGCGACCACACTTGAAGAAGAGATAATGAGGATTGGTAATATAACCAGAAATAGAGCAAGACTGATAGCCAGGACTGAAACATCAAAAATAACAACCGGTCTTACTATGGCAAGAGCAAAGGCTATTGGTGTTGATTGGTATATATGGAGAACATCAGAGGATATAAGAGTAAGAAGTTCACATAAAGTTATGCAAGACGTTTTGGTTAGTTGGGGCGACCCTCCCAGCCCCGAAAAGTTGGAAGGGAAAAAATCTTATGGGACTTACCATGCTGGTTCAACTTTTAATTGTCGATGTTATCCTGAGCCGGTTGTTGACCTTGAGGACATTAAGTTTCCAGCGAAGGTTTATAAAAATGGTGTAATAACAAGAATGGCTAGGGCAAAGTTTTTGTCGATTGCAGGCGGAATTGTTGAAAATAATAAATACGCACATTAGGAGAAGGAAAATGTTAGAGAAAAGAGCTAGTAGAGTAAAGGATGCTAGGAGACCTTTTAAGGGTGAAAGAGTCCTGATGTCATTTGCCGAGTTACAGGAGCTTGTTAATAGGGGATGGAAAATAGTTAATGCACCATCTATAAATTCTTTAAGAATAGGCTCAATTGGAACAATAAGAGACCTTAACGGAGACCTAGACCTTGATGTTATTAGATTTAAGGTTAAGGATAGCAAAATAAAAGACGCTAACCCCGATGGGACTGTTAGTCCTGATGAAGAATGGAGAAGTAAAGAGCTGGTCCAGAAAGCTACCCGTCTTAAGCAGGAGCTGAAAAGAGAAGCATATGAGATTGGCGGCAGCTTTAGAGGACCGGGAATATGGAGAGAGGTAAGGATGGAGCTTACGAAGGATTCCAAAACAAAGGATAATGTTCCTCATCCATTTTCTCCTTCTGATTTAAAGTTTACAATAAGGGGCGAGAAAAGTGAGCATTTGTACCCACAGTTCGCCCAGGCGATGCAACAAAAGGGTTACAACATTGATTTAAACAAGGTGAAGCGCATGTTAGGGTATAGAGATTCGGCAATATCAAGGGAAGAGGAAGAACGACTCAAAGATTTGAAACGTCAGCTCGCGCAAGCCAAACAAATTGGTGGAGACAAGGATTATGAAATAGAACTCGAAGAAGAAATCAAAAAAATAGAATCAAGGAAAGCTGAATCAGGTGATTGTAAAATGAAAGATTCAAGAACTAAAGACCATTGGCATACACATAGCAGAAGAGGCGGTTATGTGATTTACGAAGGCGCAGGAACTGATGGTGGGCGTTGGAAAGTTGAAGGTAACGGGGAAAGAGTAATTTTCCAATCGTTAGAGGATGCAGAAGAACACGTCAAATTGTCTGGTGATTCAAAAACAAGGGACAAGGAACCGTTAAGAGAGAACATGCTGATTGTAGATGAAGAAAAATGGGGTCTTTTTATGTCAGGAGGAAGTATTGGAGAAAGACATGACCCATATAGTCCTAAGAGAACTGGAACAGAACAGGAAATGAAAGAAACTGCAAAGAGATACAATTCTCAACTGACACCTGGAGAAAAACATTACTATAAAATTAGATATTACGCCAGGAAATTACCTTCGCAGGATTCTAAAACATCTGATATTGGTCTTCAAGGTGCTTGCGGTGGAGTAAGGAAGTTTGACGGTTCTGGAAAAGGGGTCGGTAATTTTAGTAAAGTTTCGACTGATATGCGTAAACTTTATACTCCTGGTCAAGCCGCAAGGATTAGAGAATTAGAAAAAGCCATTGCAGTTAATAAAAAAGCTGGATTTACAGAACTTGTTAAAAGGCAAGAAGAAGAACTTGAAAAAGAAAAATCTTATGACCCAATAACAGTTCGAGACTCCCTCTATAAAGGTCAAACCTTGACAGCGATTAAAGAAGGGCAAGGTGTAAGAATAGGGGAATCTTATACGGTGGTAGGGGTGGAAGAGCCAATTAATCAAGTGATTGAAGCGGGAGCGACCCCATCAATTGTTTATAAGTTGCAAGATTCTTCTGGAAATATTTTAGTGATTTCAGGCGGGGAGGATTTGTTTCACATAGCTCATGGTGAGATAGAGCCGGTTGAAGATTTTACTGATATTTATACAAAAGGCGAAGCTCTGACTGCCAAGATTGGCGAGATTCAAAAGAACATGGATGCTGCCAGGAAGATGGGTTACAGCGTTGACCAGTACCAGAGTGAGATTGATAAGTTGCAAACAAAAGATGAGGACTATACAATTCAGTATAAAAATTGGGAAATCAACATTGTGAATCGAGGAGATTACTGGGAAGCCGAGGCTTTCCATAATACGAACATGAGAAAAGAAATGCTGTCTTCTAAAGGACTAGATTTTTTGAAAGTTGAGCAAGACATAAAGAAACAAATTGATATGGTGAAAGATACTTACACAGGTGACCCATTAACTGAAAAAGGCAAAAAGATAATGGGAGCTATGAAAGAGCAGTATGGAGAGAAGGAAGGCGAGCAGGTTTTTTATGCATCTAAAAATAAAGGAGCAATCACTGGCGTAGATAGAAAAACAAAAGACTCTAAAGTTATGATTGAAATGGGGAGAATAAATGGTATAAAATATACTATTGAAGAAGTTCGTGAACCTGGTAGCCCTTCTTTTTATGTAGGAAAAAGTGATTTAGATGATGAAGTTATTGTAGATAAGCTTCTTCCTCTAGTTAGAAATGATTTGACGAGTTGGATTAAAAGGCATACAAAGGATTCTGATATCAGGAGACAGGTTGAGAAAAAATTACAAAGAAAGGGAACGATTTCTGGCGTTGATTCAAAAACAAAGGATTTAGATTTGATATATCCTGAAGATTTTAAAAAATATGGTTGGATTATCAGACAAAATGGAGGAAAAATAATTGCCAAGCATCCACAGTATGGCTTAACTTATGAAGGTAGCCCATACGAGATTATTGGCAAACTTAGGACATGGTTGACTGATTATACTATAATGAACATGATAAAAGAATCTGGAAATAGAAAAACAAAAGATTCTGATATCAGGAGACAGGTTGAGAAAAAATTACAAAGAATAGGGTTTAGGTTTACAAACTATATTATGCAAGGGACACCACATGAAGAAAGTGTTCTTGTAAAAAAAGATAAATTTGGAGGAATTACTGCTCAAGTTGATAACAACGGGAATGTTAATGGGATGTCTGTAGAACAATTTTTAGAAAGATTTAAGTAGTAGGAGGTAGCATGGCAAGGTTTTATGTTACAGAAAGGTTAAGCGAGCACATCGGAGAAACTCCAGAAGGTTTTCTAATTTGTAAGGATGTGCCTCTTACCAGAATAGGAGAATTTGATTACACTGCCGCTGAAGTGCCTGTTGAGGGCGGTTTAGATGGTGTAGTAAAAATTCAAAGAGATGAAGATGAAGTGTTCAGTGAAAGAGCCATAGCTTCCTTTGAGGGAAAACCTTTAGTCATCAATCATCCTGATGGAGTAGTGACCCCAGAGAACTGGAAAAACCTATCCCACGGCTATGTCCAGAATGTCCGTCGTGGTGATGGTGAAATGGAAGATATGCTTTTAGGGGATATTTTAGTGACCACAAAAGAAGCTATTGATTTGGTTAAGTCAGGTTTGAGAGAAGTTTCTTTGGGCTATGACGCTGAATACGAACAGATAGAAAAAGGAAGAGGAAGACAGAGCAATATTGTTGGCAACCATGTTGCTCTGGTAAATAAAGGAAGAGCGGGTTCACGATGTGCTATCCAAGATGAGGATAGTGTAAATAATAACATTATTATAACTAGGGAGGATGTAAACACTATGAGACCAAAAGAACTTTTCAAACGCATCTTTCCTAAATCAAGGTTTGCAGACTCTCTAGAGGATGCTGATTTAGGAGAGCCGACTTCTGTAGAGGGAGCGGATGATGCGGAAAAGGCACAGCAGGCGGCAGCTGAAGCAAAAGAAGCTGCTGAAAAGGCTGTTGCAGCGGCAGAGGAAGCGAGTGCGGCAGCACAAGCGGTATCAGAAAACAAACCTACAGAAGTAGAAGAAACAGAAGGAGGTGAGGAAGAAGTAGGCGACCAAGAAGGTGGTGCGACTGGTATTGAAGAAATATCGGCACGATTGGACAAAATCGAAAATCTTATTCAACGTCTGTTTGACTTGGTTGGTGAAGATTCTGGTGGTAGTGGCGAAATGGAATCCCAAACTGATTCTGAAGCAAAGCTTGATGAAGAAAAAGAGGACGGACTCTTTGTAGAGGATGAGGACGAGCGTGAAGAAGGTTGGGAAGAAGAGGAAGAAGAATTTCAGGAGGTAGCTGGTGATGCGGAAATTATTGACCCTGATATTGTTCTTTCAAAACCCACCGGTGATAAGGCAGCTTATTACAATAGAGTTAGAAGGACTGCTCTTTCTAATGCTCTGACTGGTGACCATGCTGCTACTATTTATCCTTTGCTGAAAGGTAAAGATATAAAAGCCCTAAAGCCGGCAGAGTTGAAGGGAGTATTTGTTGCTGCCAGCCGGATGATTGCGGCAACTAGGGATTCAAAAGTTCAGAAAAAGTCTTTTGATTCTAAAGGTTATTTTAGACAGACCAGTTCTGAAATTGCTAAAATAGCTGCAAGAAACAAAGAATTTTGGAAAAAATAAATTAGGAGGAAAGTATAATGAGTAATGTTTTTTACAAAAGAATGCCTGCTGGAATTGCAGGAGATGTGACAAGAAGAGAGCACGCAACCATTGAACCGCAGATGATGAATTCTGCAAAGCCGGTTAAGCTGTATGGTGTGCCTGTAAAAATGGTAAATGGAAAGATTGAGCCAATTAATCACAGCTCTGATGCAGCTGCAAGTGTTTATGGATTTGCGGTTCGTCCCTTCCCGATTCAGTCAGCAGGCGGAACTGGTGATGCTAAAGGTGGTGGGATTCCGCCGGTTGGATTGCCGCTTGATATTCTGCGTCGTGGTTATATGACTGTGAAGGTTCAGAAAGGAACTCCGGTTAAAAATGCTACTGTTTATGTAAGGAAAGATGGCGGTACAGACGATTATCCTGTTGGCGGGTTGGAGTGCGATTCTGATACTAGCAATACCATAGAATTGACAAGCGTTAAATTCATGGGTGAAGCTGATGCTGATGGCAACGTTGAAATTTCGTTTAATATTTAAGTAAGAAGAATATAGGAGGAGTTAACATTATGATTACATACGATAGATACACAATTGACAGTACTGGTGCCTTCATGATAGGCGAGCTTGAGAGACTTGACCAGACTTTGCATGAACCACTAGTGGCGGTAACTTGGGGTCGTGATATTGACCTGCGTGAAGATGTCTCTATGGCTGATGATGCATCAAGTTTCACTAACTCCACTTTTGCTGCTGCGGGTAGCATGGATTCAAGTGGTAAAAACTTTATCGGTAAAAATAGCAATGCTATTCCTGGCGTCGCTGTTGATATCGGAAAAACTTCCAATCCCTTATATTTGTGGGGCATGGAAGTTTCCTATACGATTCCCGAACTGATGTCCGCACAGCAGCTTGGTCGTCCGGTTGACGCTCAGAAATATCAAGGTATGCAGCTTAAATGGCAGATGGATATTGATGAGATGGTTTATGTAGGTGACAAGGCTGTCAACCAGTACGGCATGCTGAACAACACTAATGTTGTTTCAACTTCTTTTGTTGAAGAGGGAGCAAAAGGTGCTACTCAGTGGTCGGAGAAAACTCATGATGAGATTTTGAAAGACATCAACGACTTTATCGTTGACTGCTGGGAAAATGCGGGAACAGCGGTTTGCCCGAGTAAACTTTTGCTGCCTCCTGCACAGTTCGCTCAAATTACTTCTCGTAAGGTTTCTGATGCAGGCAATATCAGTATCCTTCAGTTCATTGAGGATAACTGTATTGCATTGAAAATCAACGGTAAGAAGCTTGATATTCAGCCTTGCAAATGGTTGACAGGTTTGGGGACTCAGGCTGGTTCACCTGCCGCAGGGACTGACCGTATGGTCTGTTATTCGCAAGACAAGAATCGTCTGCGTTATCCTCTTGTGCCGCTTCAGAGAACTCCGCTTGAGTACCGGAGTATCTACCATCTAACCACTTACTTTGGTAAGCTTGGCGTGGTAGAGATTGTATATCCCGAAACGATTCTGTATCGTGACGGCATATAATAACAGTGGCCTTTAAAAAGGAGGAGAAACTATGAAGGTGAAAGTAATTTTCAAGGTTCCTGTTCAAATTGCTACTGAGGTTGGTGGCAATCGCAGGAATCTAAAACCAGGGATTCACGAGCTTGATGAAGAGGTAGCCAATCATTGGTTTGTTCAAGGGCTTATTACTGCTGATAAAGCGGTGATGGTTAAAGAAAAATCAAGACCTACAGTCAAGCCGGAGTCCACGATTATTAACACAATTAAGAAACCTTCAGAGTCTCTATCAGAAGTAAAATCTGAAGAGGCTCTGAAGGAAAACATATTAGGAAATGTGGAGATAAAAGTCTCTGAAAAACCAAAAGAAGTTGTAAGACTTAAGAGAGGAAGATAGTGGCCTTTGATATTGAAAGATTTATAGAAGCGTTTCCTGAGTTTACAGATACGCATTCTTACGGCACTATTCAGTTTTGGGCTGATGTTGCTGATAAGAGGCTGAATGTGGATAGATGGGGCGATTTGTTAGAGCAAGGAACCTTCTTGTTTGTTGCTCACAATATAGCTTTATCTAAACAGGCACAGGACTCTGCTGATAGGGGGAGTAGTGTGTTGCAAAGCACAGGATTGATTGCAAGTAAAAGTGTTGGGGGCGTTTCTGTATCGTATGACACCAGTGCTACAAAGATAGAAAACGCAGGAAATTTTAATCTCACTAGGTATGGTAGAGATTTTATCCAGTTAGCTAGGATTGTAGGTATTGGTGGATTGCAATTGTTAAAGGCTGATGCAGAATTATGATTTTTGATGTTATAGAGAAGGAAAGTTTTTACCTTGATGCTGTTTTAAAGCAGATGGATAAGATTTCTGTTTATGTAGGTATTCCAGCAGATGCTCCCGAAAGAAAGTTACCAAGAAAGAAGGGAGATTCAGAGGAGAAAACAGATACGCAGACGACAAATGCTCAACTGCTGGCCATTCACACAAATGGCTCTCCTTTGACTGGATTGCCTGCAAGACCAGTTTTGCAACCGGCGATTGAAGACCCTGATAACAAAAAGAGAATCAATGCTCTTATGTTTGATGCCGCTTTGAAGGGCTTTAAGGGAGATAAAGCTGGATTCAAATCAGGAATGGAGAAAGTAGGAATACTTGCTCAAAATGTTGCAAGGCAGTGGTTTGTTAATCCTAAAAATAATTGGGCACCTAATAAACCTTCTACGATTAGAAGAAAATTGAGCAGGAGTAAATCCAGAAGTGCTCAAGAAGCTTTAGAAGAGTTTTATCGAAGATTGGAAACAGGCGAATCCATGGAAGGACTTGACAGACCTTTGATTGACACAGGACAGCTGCGTAAAAGTATAACTTATGTGTTAAAGGAAGAATAATGGTGATATCAGTTGATGAAATAATTGAAGATTCTGATTTGGCACAGCCGTATACTATATTGCGTACTACTGGTCAGTTCGTTAACGGTCGATGGGTGCAAGGAGAGGAAAAGCAAATCAGAGCTTTTGGGACAATAGATGTTCTTTCTGATAAAGAATTGCGCATGTTGCCGGAGGCTGATAGGGCTTCCGGTAGTTTGGCGTTTTATTCGAAGAAGGAAATCTACACAACTAGGAATACTCCATCTTCAGGTTTATCTGATAGGATAAAATGGAGAGGAGATTATTATAAAGTCGTATCGGTTGCTCCATACGGGGATTATGGATTTTGGAAAGTCGTTGCAGTAAGAATGACAGGTGATTAAATGGCTATAAGAAGCGTTCATGAATTTGAAGATATTTTGCATGGAGTGATAGTTAATACTCTTGGTTGGCAAGATAATCCTAACAATGTTCGCATCGGGTGGCAGACTGAAGGAGCTCCGGGATTTAAGATTACAGACGAAGTAATTTTTATCACGGCAATACCTGTTGAGGACGAGTATAGTAAACAATATGATGTGGTTTTTGAAGAGGGTTCTCCTGAGTATGTTATATATCGGGGGTTCACAAGAGTGATGGAACTACA